TTCATTATATACTTTATATTATTGTTATATTTTTAAACCCTTTTACATTTATTTATAAAATAAATTCAACCTACATTTCAATCATATCCATAAATTTAAATATTGCTTTATTTGACAAACTGGGAAAAGTCTTAGCTTTTGTATGCGCTAATCTTTTAACTTGATTAATAAAAGTATCACCTTGTATATCAATTGAACATTTATCCATCCATTCTTTATTATATAAAATAAATATATTTTCGACTAATTCATCAACTTCGCTCTTTTTATTTTCTTGACTTATAAATTCAACCAAATTATTCATTAACTTACAGGTTAAATCTGTTATTTTTTCATTACTTATTATATTATTTATTGTTAAATTCACGAAAAATGAACTGAGTGATTTTCTTCTTTCATTATTTTTATTTACTTTACAAAATTTGTCATAATCTTCATCTGGGTTTGATTGTTCAATATTCATAAATATTTCTAAAAATGTATTCAAATTATTTTCAAATATTATATTCATTAAATCAATTTGAATAATTAATAATGTATATAAATCTGCATATAATTTTGAATAAAACCTATTATTTGACGCAATTTCAAATATAGCATTACCAACACGCATCATTTCTGTTTCACTTGTTGAACATTCTATTAATTGATTTAATATATCTAATATAATTTTACTTTGATCAATATAATTTTTTTCAGACATCTTATTTAATGCACAACGAATTATATCTATTTTTGCATCTAATCCTTCTTTATGTTCTATTTTTGTTGCTTGAAATGTTCGTATAGATTCCCAATCAGAATCATTTATTATTTCTTGTGGTTTATTATTCATACGTTTTTTTCTTTTAAAAATATCTTGACTATCTTGATCATGATCAGGTTGTTCTTTTTTTGAAAAGATTGGTGTTTTTATATATGTCGGTGAACCAACTTGTTGAGATAAGTTGGTTATAATATTTAAAGTATCTTCTGGTATTTTAAAATCAAATCCATTAAAAGTAATATTTGTAAATTCTTGAAGTGAATATTTCATGATGTATGATATTATAGTTATAATATATTATATTTATATCAATTTTTTTATATTATAAATATATATATATATATATATATATATATATAATATTAATGGTTTAAAAAGGATATAAATATAATTATATAATATAAATATATGTTATCTGAAAATGAAAACACCGCTATTAAAAGTCCTGTTGAAGAAGAGTATGATTCTTCAACATATGAAATTAATACATGGGATGATTTAGAAATATCTACTGATTTGTTACGTGGTATATATGCTTATGGGTTTGAAAATGTAAGCCCTATCCAAAAAAAAGCTATTAAACCTATGATCTTGAAAAAGGATATTATCGCGCAAGCACAATCTGGCACTGGTAAAACAGCAACTTTTACCATTGGCGCTCTTTCAAATATTGTACTTACCGATAAAAATGTTCAAGTTCTTGTATTATCACCAACAAGAGAACTCAGTAAACAAACAGCAACAGTATTTAATGGTATAGGATGTATGATGGAAGGACTTAAGGTACAGATTCTTGTTGGAGGAAATTCTATTGATGAAGATACAAATAGTCTTAAAAATAATATTCCACATATTATTACAGGTTGTCCTGGAAGAGTATATGATATGATAAGACGAAACTCTTTTGATTATAACAAGATTAATCTTGTAATTCTTGATGAAGCAGATGAATTATTTTCAACTGGATTTAAAGAACAAATATATAATATTTTTCAATATTTAAATAAAGATGTACAAGTTGCCTTATTTAGTGCTACTCTTCCCCCATACATTAATAATATAACTAATAAACTTATGAGAGATCCTATTAAAATATTTGTTAAGGCAGACCAACTTACTCTTGAAGGTATTTCACAGTATTATGTAGCAGTTGAGGATGATAAACAAAAATATGCAACTATGAAAGATATATATTCTGTTATTTCGATGTCACAGTGCATCATTTATGCTAATAGTTTAAAAAGAGTATCTGATTTATATGATGCAATGATTGAAGATAATTTTCCAGTATGTAGAATCCATAGTGGAATGGAAAAGGAAGAGAGAGAAAATGCATTTGCTGATTTTAAATCAGGAAAATATCGTGTTTTAATTTCTTCAAATGTAACAGCAAGAGGTATTGATATTCAACAAGTAAGTGTTGTTATTAATTTTGATATACCTAAATGTGTTCATACATATCTTCATAGAATTGGAAGAAGTGGAAGATGGGGTAGAAAGGGATTAGGAATTAATTTTGTATCAAGAAGAGATATTTCTAAAATAAAAGAGATTGAACAATATTATGCTTGTGAAATATCAGAATTACCTTCGAGTATTGAAAATTTAGTCAGATTTTAGAGCAACTTAATAATTGAGTTGTTTGAATAAACATTTTTTAAAAGTTGATTATATGGAAAAAATTAACGATCAATTTAAATTACCAATTTCATTCAATACACAAAAAATGGAATTAAATAATAATATTATCGAAGATTTAGAATTAATTAAAATAATCGATCCTTCTAATTCAATTACGAATTCTATTTACGAATATACATATAATCCAAAAACATCAATTGGAAAAAAAGTATTAGAACAATATCCAACCCATTATACTACAGATATTCATTATTTAAAAGATACCCAAACATTATTAAAAACTTATAAACCATATAATAATCAAAATAATAATTATATTTGCGATTTAGAAGATATTGTAAAAATATGGGAAGAAATTAAAAATGATTCTGGTTTTAAAAATAAATATCAATATATTGATTGGTCTTTTTGGGAATTTATAAATAATTCCGAAATTCTTCTTCAACTCATGTGCCTATATAATCTAGCATCACCTATTTTATCCTTTTTAACACCTATTCTTATTTTAATTACTCCATTTTACATTATTCAAATGAAAGGAATTAATCTTAATTTTTCTGAATATATTGAAATACTTAAAAAGGTTTCAGCAAATAATCCAATTGGAAAATTCTTTACAAGAATAAATGATGTAACATTAAATGATAAAATATATTTAATTGCAAGTACAACATTTTATATATTTTCAATATATCAAAATATTCTTACATGTATACGTTTTAATGAAAATATGAAAAAAATTCATACTTATTTTGATAAATTCAAAAATTATATACAACATACAATACATTCATCTACATCATTTTTGAAATATACAAATAATTTAAAATCGTATAAAGAATTTAATTATATATTAGAAAATAAAATACTTATATTGTCACAATTTCATACAAAACTAAACAAAATTACACCATATAATTGTCATTTTAATTTTAATTCTATAATTAATAAAATAAAACAATTTGGAACAATTATGAAATATTTTTATGATATTTATTCAATTCAATCATTACAAGAAAGCTTCCTTTATTCTTTTGGATTTAATGGATACATAGAAAATCTTGAAGGATTAATTGATAATATTAATAATAAACATATTCATTTAGCTTCATTCAATAAAGAAAAAGAAAAAGAAAAAGAAAAAGGAAAAAGAAATAAATTGTTTTTTGAAAACTCTTATCATCCATCACTTATTAATAAAAATCCAATAAAAAATACTATTCATTTAAATAATAATATTATTATTACAGGACCTAACGCTTCAGGAAAAACAACTATATTAAAAACTTCACTGATTAATATTATTCTTACACAACAAATAGGATGTGGTTTTTATGAAAAATCAAAATTTTCACCATTCAAATTTATCCATTGCTATTTAAATATACCAGATACTTCTGGAAGAGATAGTCTATTTCAAGCAGAAGCAAGAAGATGTAAAAATATTATAGATATTATTCAAGAAAATGATAAAGATTCTCATTTTTGTGCTTTCGATGAATTATATTCAGGAACTAATCCAGATGAAGCCATTTCAAGTGCTTTAGCATTTATGAATTATTTAATTACTTTTAAAAAAGTTAATTGTATGCTAACTACACATTTTATAGAATTGTGTAAACATTTAGAAACAACAAAATCTTTTGAAAATTGTCACATGGAAACAAAAATGATTGAAAATAAAGATGGGTCATATAATGATTTTAATTATACTTATTTACTTAAAAAAAATATTTCGACAGTATCAGGTGGTATAAAAGTGCTTAAAGATATGAATTATCCTGACGAAATTATTATGAATTCGTTGTCTAGAAAAAATAATTATACCATCTTTAATTAATAATGAGCTTATCTGATTTTTTATCATCACCGCAATTATTTTTTTTTGGTATTATTTTAGCAATTATCGGAGGAATAAGTATGTTCTTTATGCAAAGACTATACGATCAAAATCATAAAATTTTTTCTATGATGGGACTTGTTTCAACTATGGCAGAAGAACTTGATTTTATTAGAAGAAACATACAATCATCATCTTCTAGTCAAAATTCACAAGAAAATAATTCAATCAAAAATTATATTCCAAATTCTTTAATTGAAGTTTCAGATGAATCTGATTCTTCTGATTCTGATTCTGATTCTGATTCTGATTCTGATTCTGATTCTGATTCTGATTCTGATTCTGATATAGATATAGAAAATGAATCAGATAAAAATGTAATTAAAATTGTTAATATGAATGATAATGATAATAATATAAATATTAAATTTGAAAATATTCAAATGGTTGAATCTGAATCGATTACCTCTTCAACATCTTCTGAAAATAATGATGATTTGGATGATATTCTTGAAGAATCTTTAGATGAATTAAATGATATACAACAAATATCATTAAATAAAGAAAATCCAGATGTTTGTGCTGACGATAATCTGGATTCTATATCTTCATCAAACCCAATTGATTTTATGAAAACAATTAATCTATCAAATTTAGAAGATGATGATAATAAAATTGATATATTTTCTTCTTCTTCAACCGATTATAAAAAAATGCCACTTAATAAACTTAAATCAATAGTTATTGAGAGAAAATTAACAAACGATACTTCCAAAATGAAGAAACCTGATCTTGTAAAATTACTTGAATCATCTTTAGATAAAAATTCAACTATATTATTTGACGAATGTAATTAAATTTTTTCTTATACTAATTTATATGTCATCTTGCTACGCTACAAATAATATACATTTTGATTATCCTCCTATAATGGGAGATGGAAGAAATTTTGCTAATTGGCAACCTGAAGCAGTCATTAATAAACAAATTCAACAAGAACAAGGTATAAAAAGTAACTGGGAATATAGAAAATATTTAACAAATAATGCTTCTACCATCATGAAATTTAACGCACAAGAAGCTATAGAAACTTCTGGTATAAATCCTTTTTGTCAAACCGGAATTACACCTTCTTCAAATGTCCCATATGTATTTAAAAGCACATATGATACTAGTTCACCTGGTTATGGTTATCCTACAAGCGATCTAAAAACTCCATATCTTTCAAGAGAACAACTACAATCTAGAATGATCGCTCCGTCTTTTAACATTCAAAATTAAATATCATTAAATATCATTAAATATCATTAAATATCATTAAATAACATTAAATATCATTAAATAACATTAAATATCATTCTTGATTATGGTATAAAGATTTATTAATATTATTATGTAATGACACATAATAATATAATATTAAGTATTGATGTCGGTATTAAAAATTTAGCATTCTGTCTTTTACAAAAAGATGAATCTAATTCGGGTATTGATCCTGATACCGATCCTGATAGTCATACTATAAATATTTTAAAATGGGGAATTGTTGATCTTACTCAATCTGAAGAAGAAAATGAAAATAAAATGATTTGTGTCCAATTAGATAATAAAGGAAAAATATGTAATAAAGAAGCAAAATTTAAAAAAGATGGGATATGTTACTGTTTAAAACATGCTAAAAAGACAAATTTTTTATTAAATCCTGAAAAAACATCATTTATTAATAAACAGAAATTAGCTAATTTAATTATTTTATCAGAAAAATACGGTATACAATTTATTAATTGTAAAAAAACAGAACTTATTTCTCTCTTAAATTCATATATTCAAAATAATTCACTCGAACCAATTGAAAAAAGTAATGCGTCTAAAATTGACCTTGTAACTATTGGAAAAAATATACAATCGAATTTAGATTTTTTATTAAAAGATGATTTATTAAATATAAAAACAATTGTTATTGAAAACCAAATATCACCTATTGCAAATAGAATGAAAACTATTCAAGGAATGATTTCCCAATATTTTATTATGAAAAATGGATTAATAACAATTGATTTTGTATCTTCTTCAAATAAATTAAAAGATTGTAATAAAGAAGATAAAACTACTTATTCTGATAGAAAAAAATTAGGCATTTCAAAATGTTTAGAAATATTAGAGTCTTCCAAATCTAAATGGAAAAGTTTTTTTATAACGCATAAAAAAAAGGATGATTTGTCTGATGCATATTTACAAGGATTATGGTATTTAGAAAAATAAAATTAAGGTATTTATATATAATGGAAAAAAGAAAAAGGGGTACAAGATCTGGCAATGATAACTTTATCGAACAAAACAAAGGAGCATTAAATGATATACTTAGAAAATTAATGCTCAATGAATCAAGTGAACTTGGATCTCAAGGAGAAGGTGATACACCTGTTTCCGAATATATTAAAAAACTTTTAAAAGATAATAAATCAATGGAAACGTTGGAAAATATATTTCCACAAATTTCTAACCCAGCCAAAAGAACACAATTAATAAGTTATATATATAATAATATTGAAAAATCTCAAAACAAAAAAAAGAAAAGAATGAGTTTAATTAAAGATAATGATTATAATAATTCAGATTTAACCAATGAAAGTATTATTAATTTAAATAATAATATATTACGCGCAGAAAGTATTTTCGATTTAAATCTTAGAGATATAATACAAACTATACAATATATTT